CTAGAACCGTTGTTGAAACCATGCATGGATAACAAGTGCTTGATAGTGACGAATGTTGCTTGTTTAACCTCGGAGATTTCACTGAGTGGGTCATCAGTCTTAAAGGGACGCGACAATAGTTTTCCCATCACACGCATGACATCAACGGCATAACACTCAGAAGACCACGTGTAATGGCAGAACTCAAATGCGCCAGGGGTGAATGCAATCTTAACCTTAACCATATTGGGATTGGTTATCTTCGCGACGTTCTTAAAATGGCTCATGCATAGTCCCTTAGGTAAGTAAAAGAAACCATCATCACCAGCAGTTGCAATTACGCAATGCTTGATGAGCATGTTGAGTTCGAGGTTTGTCTTGTAAGTAGTTGTCAGTAACAAGGTTATATTCCAAAGTGACCACATACAATTCCAGAAAAGCGTCCATGAATGCCCGGAAGCTAGTTGTTCTTCGACCCACCCCTTGAAGGCTCCATCGCGTGTTCGTGTGAACCACTTGTCCATCATCTTGTGCATGAACAAGGCAATCCCATCAAAGAATGTGGGGGAGACGTTGCAAAATAAGCGCTTGGCGAAGGTGAAGAATTCGTCGATGAATGATTGCATGTGGGAGGAATCACATTCCTCAATATCAATTCCAACTGATCTAAGAAAGTCAATGAGGGGACTAAGCTTGGCATACATCTTCTCCATCGAACTGCCCGCAAAGACGAAAGTGTAGCGTGGACCGCACACCGAAGCGAACATGTTGACCAATGCACGCAAACGCGGCGCAATTATCTCCATCGCCAGCGGTGAACTTGTGACGACGGGTTGCTTACATTTTGTACCGGTTAAATTGGGTTTATATTCGCTTGCATGTTTAATTTGAACTTTTATAGCCTGCGTAAACAAATTGATCGGCATATCAGCATCGCTATGTTGTGGATAAACGGTCATCGTTTTCTGAGCTTGACTCGTTAAGAAGTCAATAGCGCCGTTTAACACCATATCTGAAACTACAGAATCTGTGTATCTTTCACCAGTTTTAGCATCGAAGAAGGAAGAGAAAAGCAACATGTTGCGCGCATTGGCTTTGGCACTACTTGCTATATACGCGGCTCTCGCGGCGGGACGCATTTCTTCCAAGCGGCGGAGGGAGGGCTTGGGGGCATAACGCGCAAGGGCGGCTGCGACAACGCCAACTGTGTACGATTAATGGTAGAGCGCACTG